CTGCAACGTGACGTCCGCATCTTCGGCGGCGGGTTTCAGATGATAGTGCGCGAGAAAAGAACGGTCAACCGCAAAATTCCCCGCGTCTGTTTTAATTCTCCCGATTTTCGGGTTAAATGGTACTCTTGGCATATTCATTACCTCTTTCTGGGGCGGTTAGCTAGCCGCCCCGTATTTCAATTTTCGCAGGGATTAGGTTTTCTTGACGCGCAGGAAACCGTTCTTCGCGGTTACGTTGCCGCCAGCAAAGATAACGCCACGGTGAGCGATCATGCCCTCCTTAAACTTGTAATCGGTCGAACGGCTCACCTCAAGGTCAGAGAATATTGCCATTGTGTAGTTAGAGAGAGGGCCGTATGCCATGCAGTAATCGCCGCTGCCCGTAGCGCTGTCGGAAATGGCCTTGCAGTTGGAATTGATAATATACGGAACGCCGTCGATCGTGCCGTAGTTCCCCTTCGGCTTTACGTCGTGAATCTTGCGGCCATTGGAATCGCGCAGCATAGCAAACGCCTTTAAGTCCTGCTTGTTCAGAATCAGGACGGAGACACTCTCTACGTTCTCGTCGCCGCCAAAGGAATAGATGATGGTGTCAAGGGTTTCCTCGTCGATTTCCGCAAAATCAATGTCGGTATTGGCAGAAATAGCCTTCGCGCCGTCGTCGAATATTCCGACAAACTGTCCGGAAGCCCCGCCGCCAAACAGAATTTCGCGGTTGATCTTCTTGCGGATAGCCGTGGAAATGCCCCTTACAACCTCCGCGTCAAAGTTCGCGGCGGGCAGTTTCAGGAGCTCCTCGGAATCCTCGGCATAAGCGACAATCTTGGTTTTCTTGATTTCCGCATAGCCAAAGGTCGGCTCGGCCTCCTGCGGAGAAGCGTCGTTCTCTGTCGCATAGTCGGCAGTTCCATACCCGACAAGATACGGCTGCTTGAAGGATTCGCCGCCCTTGAATACCTTAATGCCGACATTATCAATCAGACTGGAAACCTCATTGAATGTCGGTTTAATGTCGCTTGCCTGATATTCGGGGATGATGATGCCATCAGACGCAATAGTCACAGCGCGTTTTTCCATGAGTTCCTTGCCGCGCTTCTCGGCCTCGTCGTCACTCTTTCTGGCCTGCGGCTTCGGTACGGGATTGCCCAGCTTGCCCGCCAGATCCATCTTTGAGCGAATCTGGGCTTCCTCGGCGGTCAGCTCGTCCACCTCGGTGTTAAGCTCCGCGACGCGCTGCTCGTCCGCGTCCGCCAACTCTGCAAGGATAGCGGCCTTCCGCTCCTTGATTTCGTTCAGTCTTTTTTCCATTTTCAAACCTCCAGTTTCAGTTTTAGAATTAGTTTTTGGCGCATAAGTTCGGCATCCGCCTTGCGCTGATATTCCCGAGCAACCGCCTCCGCATCAGCCTTACGCGCAGCAATGGATGTATCGTCATAGGCCGGTATATCCACCGCCGAAACGTCATACAGGCGTTTCACGCGCAGTACCGTCCATGTACGATTTTGATAGTCATAAGCCTCCTGGCCTATGGTGAATCGGAACGACATACGGTCTATGTAGCCATTTTGGATGTCGTTATACAGTGACCGCCCCTCTTTGGTTCCGTCGAGCCTCGCCCGAATAAAAAGACCGTTGTCATCAACGGCCAATTGTAGCGTTTTGTTTCTTGTTCGCGCCATCACGCGGCCAGAGTGATTGTAATTAAAAATCACATCATCCATTTTCGCCTCGGAGAACGCGTCGCTGGCTATCTGCTCTTTGTACTCCAATCCGTCAATCTCAAAGAGAACTGTGGGGGAGTTAAACCGGGCGGCATAACCCTCAACCCATAGTTCCTCTTTGCCTTCTTCGCCCTCGATCGGAAGGGCGCGTGTTACAAAATCAAATCGCCGTTCAACCAGTTTCGTTCTGTCCATCGTTTTCCTCCTCTCCTTCTTCGCCCGTCTGGTATTTGCTCTGATCCTTCGCTTTAACATAGTTCAGGCTGATCTGTCTTTCGTCGCCGCCCTCAATCGGAGGATAGCCCATCAGCTCGCGCCGCTCATTCGGTGTCAGTTCCCCTGTTTCCCGCGTGGCGTTCAGTAGGTTAATCCTCGTCTGCATAGATGCCGACATAACAGATGCAGAATTAAAAATGATCCGGTTTCCCGAATCACGTTCGCGCTGTGTGAAACAAACGTTTGTGAGCGCCTGCCCGAATTGTATCAGTATCGGCTCAACGACCGATTCGTAAAAAGCCTGCCCCTGCGCCTCAGTGTAGTCCGACATCAGAATCGCGTTTGATATACGCCAATACCGCAGAACGCCGTCCCGAATATCCTTCATCTGCGCCGCGTTTGCGCTCCACGGCGTTACGGATAAGGGCGCGTATTCCTCCATGCTGTCGATGCCGACAATCCCGCCATGCTCTGCAGCATGTTTAAACCGCGCCATGAAATCATCTGTGGATTTCTGCACATCGCCGGGAGCAAGCATCGCCTTTTTATGCTTTAATATGCCCCTAACTTTGTTAGCAACCGTGACGGCCTGCGACAACCCTTCATCGGCGGCCTTCAGCATATCCAGCGTGTTATATACCGGCTCGTTCCCGTCGCCCGCCACGTCGCGGGCGTTGAAAAACTTACGCAAAATAATGACGTCTTCGATTGGGAGGGCGAACTGGTTTCCTTCGTAATCGGCAAACTGCACCGCGTACCCGCCGCCGTCAATCGGCATGATCTCAAAATTGTTATAGCCAATCGGGATCAAGGCTTTTGGTATTACACCGTCCCACATCACATAGCACAGGGCGGTTGTATAGGCTTCAAGATGCGTTATCAGCTTATACTTCAGGTCATAGCCGGTCATTAAATCGTTTGGCCGCTGGTTCAGAAGTTTCACATACGGGCTGTTTCGCTTAATCTCCTTAATTCGCCCATCCTTGTCCAGTACAACGTGCATTGCGTCAGCTTTGGCGCAGTGTGTCGCTATGCAATCAATTACCGCCCTTACGGTTTCGTGCTCGTATGCCTCCCTGTCAAACAGCGCAGATCGGGCAGCCGCGCCATTATAAACGTATCGCACCCGCACCTTGCCGAACAACTTGTCCAAAAGCCCCAATTACATCACCTCTCATCGTAAATAGCGCATATATTCATCTTCTTTGTCACAATAGCCGACCCAAGCGTTGAGCAAGCTAATCATGCCATCTATCCGTTTTGTCTTACCCGTCTTGACAGGCTGAATCGAATTGATACCGTCTTTGTTCAGCGTTTTCACGCCTGTATTTAATAAGCACCACCGGAGCATCGGATTGTTCTGATATATAACCTTGTGTTCTTCCAGCGCTGCGCCCATGCGCTTCATGGGGTATGTAAATGTATAAGGGCCTTGCGCTATCTTAACCATATCAAAGCCGTACTCGGCCATCTCGTTTTGCCAGTAGCCAGCTAGTGCCCTGTCATAACAAATCCACAACGGCCGGATATCGTGCTGTTCCACCATCTCAATAAACCATTCTGTAACGGCATGATAATCAACCGCCGCGCCCTCACAGATATGGAGCCATCCCTGCTCAGCCCATAGTTTATACGGCGCTTCTCGCTTGCTCCCGCTCTCAACATCATCCACTCTTGATTGCGGCAGGAAGTATTTTTGCAGAACATAATAATTCTCGTCGTCCGGCTTCCGTATCAGCAACGACGCGCAGGTCAGGTCGGTTGTGCTTGATAAGTCGCAGCCGCCGATTGCATAGCTGTGTTCCAAATACTCAATCGGCACGACCGTTTTATTCACCACCGCCTCATATGGCAGCCATGCGGTATTGCTGTTGGCAAATTCGTTAAAATCCTTCGTTAGCACCGTGGGAAGGAACGTCGGATCTCTTTTAGCCTTTTCCACGTTATCCGCCAGCGTTGTCAAAGATTTGATTTTTCCCAAGCCCGGATTCGCTTTTTCCCAGCACTCCGGTTTTTTCCATTCGTCCCGCTCGTCCAGTTCATACAGGAGCGGAAGCAGCCGATAATCCTCAAAGCCCGGTTCC